AGCGGCGAAGGCCCCGATGATTACCTCGTTGCGGTCAGCTCTGCGGGAGACGTTATTGTCTACGCTGGAACAGATCCAAGCAGCTCAGCGACTTTCGGAATTATCGGACTCTGGTTTGTTGGGGCTGTCCCTTTCGGAAGAAGAATTACTGGACTTTATGGTGGAGACATGCTCCTCCTCTCCACCTACGGACTCATCAGTATGGGAGCCCTCCTACAAGGGAAAGACCCCTTCAGCTTAGAGGCTAGTCTGACGTGGAAGATACAGGCGTTTATCAATCAGGCGATGTCGCGGAGTAGAGAGATATTTGGGTGGGAAATAAGAATTCACCCCAGCTTATCGCGGCTGGTTATTTCCTCCCCCAAGGAAGTAAGCATACCTCATACTCAGTATGTGTACGACCTTAACCTCAAGGCATGGTCTATTTGGCATGACGTACCCATTCTCACATCAGAACAGTACCAGTCTGAGTTTTACTTTGGCTCTTCTGACATTAACGTGTGGAAGTTGCAGGGTACGATTGATAATGTTGAGTTATCTAACCCGGTTCCTTTACAGATTGATTGGCAACTCCTCACGAGTTACCAGGATATGGATAGCCCTGAGCAATTCAAGCGTATGCAATTTATCAGGCCTATCTTCATAGCCCAGTCATTCCCATCGTATACGGTGAGAGCCTTTTACGATTATGACTTATCTGAATTACCTTCACCTCCTAATGCAAGTGCTTTCGGTGTCGGTATTTGGGATTCAGGCTTGTGGGACGTAGATATCTGGGGTGGTGGGTCTACAGATTTTCAGCCAGCCCGAGGAGCTTATGGCATAGGTAAGACAATGGCCATTGCTCTACGGGGTAAGTCACAAGTGGAAACTACATTGATCGCCATTGGCATCATGTGGGACGATGGAGGGTTGCTGTGATTGACTATCTCCCCATGTCCCGTAATGAAGAGTGGGAATGGATACATGCTAGGGCGGAGTGTGTCCGGTGTGCTGACACGAAAGGTATTGTCGCATATAAGGATGGGAAGATTGTGGGGATGGTAGCCTTTGACACATGGGCTCACAATAGCGTACATATCCACATTGCTTTTGAGGACTTGTTAATATTCAAACATGGATGGCCAGAGGCCGTCTTTGGGTATGCCTTTAACACTTGTGACAAGGGTGTAATCATAGGCGTTACTCCAGCATGTAATAAGAAAGCATTACGGTTCAACAAACACATTGGCTTTGAAGAGATATTCAGGGTTAAAGATGGCTTTGAAGTAGGTATTGACTTTGTGGTGACACAGTACCGCAAAGAAGACTGCAAATACATAAGGAAGGAAGATGGGCAAATCTACTCCCGCTGCGCCTGACTACGAGGCAGCGGCCGAACAGACTGCGGCTGGCAATCTTGAAATGCTGGAGATGCAGACGGCGGCTAATCGCCCCACACAGAATACTCCGTGGGGTACGGTTGATTGGACACAGGATGATGCAGGAGCATGGACCCCAGAATATTACTCTTTCCCCCGAACAGCAGGAAGCTCTTGACGCACAACTCGGTATGCAGACTCAACGGAGTAACCTTGCCGGTGGTATGATGGGCAGGGTGGAGGATGAGTTTGGCGAAGCCATGGACTGGGACCAATTCAGTGAAGGTGGTGCTCGGGTTGAAGGTGGGGATTTTTACGGGGACAGGGCAGGTGAAGCCCTCTATGGCAGAGCTACCTCACGACTTGACCCACAGTGGGAGCAACGTGCTGAGCAACAAGAGTCTGCCCTACGAAATCAAGGCTTGCGCCCCGGCGACGAAGCTTATGACAATGCTATGTTGAATATGGAGCAACAGCGGACTGATGCTTATCAGCAGGCTGGCTTCCAGGCTGACATGGCGGCAGCACAAGAAGGCTCCCGTATGCAGGGTATGGATATTGGAGCCGGTGGGTACAATACGACCCTCAGGCAGCAGGAAATTTCTGAAGCTATGCAAGCCCGAGGATTTAGCCTCAACGAGATCAATGCTATATTGCATGGTCAACAGGTGGGGATGCCGAGTATGCCGGGCTTCAATACTGCTGGAGTTGTGGAGGGTGCTGACTATACAGGAGCAGCCCGTGACACCTACAGTGCTGACATGGATGAGTACAATGCAGGTCAGGCAGGCTGGCAGAGTGTTATGAATGCTGGCGCAGGCATGATGAGTTTCAGTGATGTAAGGTTGAAGCGCAGCGTTGAGTATGTCGGACGTTGGGCTAATCGTAAGTTCTACAAGTGGACGTATATCTGGGGCGAAAAAGGCTTTGGAGTACTGGCACATGAGAATCCGGATATGGTCGTGGCTGCTCCGGCTGGCTACGCGATTGTTGATTACGGGAGACTATGATGGGAATGTCAAGAGGTGGTGGCGGCGGAATAGCAGCGGCTATCCAGCGTGGGCGACAACAGCGAGCAGGTCCAAGAGGTGGTATGGCCGGATTGGTCGGAGATGCTCGGCAACAGCAGGCAGGCATAGCTGCTCCAAGAGGTCCTGTAATGGGAGGAGAACGCCCTGTAGGAGGAGGTTATCAAATGGGTCGTGGTGCTGCCCCTCCCATCCCTCGTGGAGGTCGAGCAGGAGGTATGCCAGCCCGAATGCAGCAGCAAGCGATGCTGGCTCAACAGATGCGGAGGGGTGCAGCTCCTAATATGGCAGGGGGTCGTGTACCTCAGCGGGGGAACCCTCGGCAGCAACGAGCAGCGATGGGTGGAGGTAGGAGATACTGATGGCTAATTCGCAGGCAGCGATGCAAAGGCTCCTCGCTTCAGGCTGGAAGCAGGGCGATCCAATTCCTCAATGGTTTATAGCGGCTGACCCTAGTGCTTCAGTTGGGCCAGAAGGCTCAATGGATAACCCCATGCAACTTCCTCCTATGCAAGTTCGGGGTGAAGGCCCAATGGGTCCGCCAGCGCCGGGAGCTCAAATGGGACCGCCACAGCCGGGAGCAGGAACAGCAGCGTCTACCGGGGTCTTTGCTGGCATGAGCGATGAAGATGCTCAACAGTATGCAGGCATGGGGGAACTACGGGTGCAGAAGGACCGTGCTGAAGCCTTGCGGGATACGGAGGATGCTAAAGGGCGATACTTGAACCAAGGGCGAACCTTTGTTGCTGCCTCCCCATTGGAACACCTGTCTGTCGGGCTACGCCGATACAAAGGTAAGAAGAAATCTAGAGAGATTGGTGAAAAACAGACAGAAGGGCGTAAGAGTATTATTGATCTTTTGCGGAATAAGAAAGACCTAACCGAGGAAGACTTGGAAGACTTAGGATACTGATATGCCTGACCCAATTGAACTCATGCTTATGGAAGACCGGGATGCGAGTATGCAGCAAGCTCTAGCACAAGGTCTACGCCGTCAGTCAGAAATAGGTGCGCTTGCTCAACTAACGGGAGATGAAGTTCTCCAACCATTTGGCGTGGGGTTGAGCAAACGTACTCAAGCGAGTACATTAGCAGAGGTAGCGAACCTGCAAAGGAAGAAGCAGCGTGATTTAACGCAGAGTTACTATGACCAAATGGAAGACCAGTTTGGCAGGAAACATGCTCTAGCCCTCCGCAAACAGGCAGAGGATGAAAAGCACAATAAGTACCTTCGTGAAGTTGGCTCCCCGGCAGAACGTCGGCTGGCCAATACTATAAAGAAACAGTTTGACGATAACGTTCGCAAGTATTCTGAAACTATGACCCGCCTGAATATACCAGAGCTTAAAGGCGATGTTATGCGGGTCACCACCATACTTGACCAATATCAAGAAGGTGGTAAGAGGGCTGGCGAAGGTATTGAAGGTGTTGGGTTTGGAGGACTCAAACCGGGCCGCTTCATTAGCGACGAAGCTGTAAATCTCAGGCAGGGGCTTGCCTCTGTTCGTAACAAGTTGCTCAGGCTTAGGTCTGGTGCGGCAGTAACCGACCCAGAAATGGCTCGCTTTGCGGATGAGTTGATTGAACAGTTTGACGGTATGGGTACTGATCGTGAATTACTGCTAACTTTCCCGCACATCGTGGCTGGCATTAAGAATATTGAAGCTGGCATCGGTGCAGGGTATGACCCACAGGTCGTAGCTACATGGGAGCAACAGTTCCATGACATACAGGGAACTGACCCCAGAGATGTCGGCGTGGGGGTAGTTCCTCCCCAGCCTAATGAACAGGAGGGAGTGGTAGTGGCTGATTGGTCAACTGCTACATCAAACTAATGGATTATAGACTTCCTAATGGTACAATCATCAGGAACGTACCTGATGATATGAAGAAACATGCGATTGCTGGTCGGGCAATACGGGAAGGTCTGGCTACTAATGCTGACTTTGGCTATGATGAAGCTGGGAGTGCAGCAGGAGAGACTAAAGGGGATCGGTTCATAGAAGGTATGGGTCGGGGAGTTGTAGAAACAGGCCGACAAATTGGCAACATATTCGGTATCATCAGTGATGATGAGTTGGCAGATGCTGAGAAGCTAGATGCTGACCTCATGGCCACTGGCATGGGACAGTTCGGGAGTGTGGTCGGAGAGATCGCAGCTACCCTACCAATCAGCGGGGGCGTGGGGCTGGCAGGCAAGGCCGCAGGAACCGGGCTGAGAGCCGCTCGAGCAGCCGGTAACGTAAGTCGGCAGGGGTTTGCTAGGGCAGGCAGGGTACTACAAAGTCCGGTTGCTCGAGGGGCTGTCGAGGGCGCTGCTATAGGTGCGATATTTGGTGGCCCAGAACATCGGGTTGCTGGAGCAGCCGGAGGTGCAGGCTTTGGAGCTGGTGGTGGATGGTTAGGTCAGAAGATTGGGAATAGCTGGCGTAACTTCAAGCTGACTAGTATGACCCCCGAAGCTATAGCTCTGCAGAAGCAGACCGGGCAGTTTATCCCTCTCTCCCAGTCAGGGCAGGGCATCACTAAGATGTGGTACAATGGAGTACTGGCTAATCTTCCAGGTGTGTCCCGTAAAATTCATGGGCAGTACAGAGATGCAGTTAATGACTTACGTCATTGGGCAGCAACGAAAGCACACTCTGATACTGAATGGGCCGAAGTCACTTTAGCTGGGGACGATAGTGTCGTAGCTATGATGAGTAAGCTGGATGACTTTTGGACGGGGGCATACGATGATATCAATAAGGCTGCTGTAGATGCCACTAGGTTGAAAGTACCTAAAGAAGTAAGGTCCTTACTAGAAACTGCTAGTGAAGGTTTGTACAAGATACCAAAAGGAACACAGCAACGAGGCGCACAACTTCTGAACCATCGTAATGCTGTTAATAACCTCCGGTCTCAATCTGGCAAAGGCCCTCTTCGGGCTGGCATCAATAAAAAGATTGATGAGGCTATTGAAAGCGTTGATGATGTACTTAAACGGGAAGTTGATGATGAAGTATTTGCTCGTTACGAGCAATTATCTGAACCATACAAGCATTATCAAATTCTTGGCAAGGCTTTTGACGATGCTGCCAAAAAGGGAGGGGAGTTTACTCCGGGGCAGCTCCTAGCTAGGTCAGCGAAAGGTGCATCTAAGAGTACCCCTGTTGAAGATTCTTACCTTGCGGTAGCTCGTAATGCTGCGAAAGCATTGCCAGATTTTCCAAGCAGGCCAGGAATTTATCAACTTATTGCAGCGACTCAAGTAGGTGGTGCTATCGCAACTGCCATGACAATGGGCCTCGCTAGTGCTGGTGTAGGACTAGCCGGTATCCTCGGGGTTGGCAGAATGATGGCGAGCAAAAGATTTCAACAGGTCATTACAGGTCAGCACAATATGCGAAGGTTGCTTGACCCCAAACATCATCCATGGTTTGTTGCTTCACTAAGGCAAGCGGGTTTGACTGGCCGACAAATAACAGCGATTGAATCTGGTATCATAGCGCAGGGAGAAAAGTAATGCCACGTGACGGCGGAGGGACTTATACCCTACCAGCAGGAAACCCGGTAATCCCGGGTACGATTATTGAAACAACGTGGGCGAATCCCACGATGAATGACATCGCTGCCGCGCTTACCGATTCCCTCTCCCGCACAGGGTCTGGGGGTATGATTGTACCGTTCCTCAATGCAGACGGAACAGTTAATCTTCCTGGTATATCGTGGTCTAACCAACAGAACATGGGCTTCTACCGGCCCAACCTTGACGAAATGCGGGTCAGTGTTGCCGCTAACGACAAAGCACGGTGGACTAGCGACGCACTTAATCCTATGGATATTTTTGTAGGAGGTATGTGGGTCGCAGTAATGAATGAAGGTGGGGACTATTCTCCCACAGGTAACTGGGACTGGTCAGGTGCAGCTTCATTTATATACTCCAATCCCATTATCCTCAATGGTGCAGATGTTTCCATATCCTTACGGGAGACAGGAGGCACAGCAGATGAAGGGGTATGGAATTTCCGAGCTAATGCTGATAAGTTTGTCATTGCTTCTGCTACGGACGGAGCACCCCTTGTAGATGTAGAAGATGCCCTAGAGATTACTCGTGCTGGCACAGCCATCGGGCCATGGACTTTTAGGGGAGGCGAGTGGAACTTTAGTGCTGCATCAAGGTTATTAACAGTCACAGTTGATGGGTCTGGGGCTAAACTTCTCTCTACTTTAGGTGGCCTTGATCTTGATGCTGTCGGCAGTAGCGTCGCCCTTTTTGGTGATGGCAAATTACGATTCATTGCTTCATCAATAGCAAGTCAGGTTGATGTATTTGCTGATGGTAATTCTGATACTGAGCGGCATCTAGTTGTGTTAAAAGATTCCTCGGGGAATATAAAAGGTGAGTGGGGTTGGACTGCTGCTGAAGCTAAGATGCACATATCAAATCTCATCAATGGACAAGATTTTGAGCTTTCACATGATAGCTTTGCTGGTAATCCCCGCGTATTCTTATTCTCTGATCCAGATGCTCAAGCTACCCTCACTGGTATTACCCTCGTAGAATTACGAGTTGGTACAGGGGGCGAGTTAGCATTTGAAGGGATAGCGAATGGGTCGTCAGGAATGTTTTTCAATAACACCAAGATGGCTCAAACAGTATCTGCTGGGAACGGTGGTCTTGAAGCTAACAATACGGATACCGGCGGAGGGTTTGAACGAGTATTGACCACGTCCGACATTACTCCTTCTTCTGGGAATATGGTCTTTTCTGGATACGTAGATGACTTTGCTATTGGGAATAATTTACCGGCTGGTTGGTCGGCGACTAGAACAGGTCTAGGTACTTACAAAGTAACTCACAATCTTGGTTTATCCCCTGTTACTGATCTAGCGATCTCAGCAACGGGTATAGGGACTGTCTCTGGTCCAGCCGGAATGATTATAGCTGTGGTATTAGGTCGGTTTACTAACTCTTTTGATGTCCAACTTGGTAATCCAGATATGGGTGTTGGCGGAGGCGGAGGCAACGTAGATCGTAACTGGATGTTTGTAGCGCAAGATAATACATAAGAGGGTAATATGAGTACAGCTAAAGAACAAGGTATTCGCATAGGCATCAACCAGTTGGTGACTTACCTTACCCTCATACCTATCTTCTGGTTTATTCTACAGCCCCTTCTTATGAATGCAATGGCTGAGGATATCAAGGAGATAGTAGCAGAAGAAGCAGCGCCAATCAACAATGCTTTCGTCGCCTTGCTACAACGAGACATCAATAAGCTGTTGAAAGAGATGGCAGCTTTGAGATTTCGTCAAAGGAGTGACAATGCTGAATGGACAGAGGACGATGCTGAATACTTAGCTGATCTAGAAATAGAACTAGCTGCATTGAATGAAGCTAAGTCAGCATTGCAAGACACTAGTTAGCATGGTACAATTAAATGAAGTAACAAAGGCTGTGAAATCAGCCATCCATAATAAGGAGAAAGAAGTGCCTGAACAGCAGCCAGATGGTCACCAGAAAATAGCCCTCGGTATTTTCCAAATCTTTAACGAAGGAGTGCCTGTATCCTCAGCTAAATCAGAACAGGTGTCCGAGATGAAATTATGGCTCGCGGCCATCGCTAATGGTCAGCTTAAGATTGTTGACACAGCAGCTATTCCAGATACTCCTCCGGTTGATCCTCCCCCGGCGGACCCACCAGCAGGAAGCAATGGCGATGGAGCTGAAACTCCTCAGGATTAGTTCTGGGTACGAAGCTACCCTTGGGAACTTGTTTGATACGGAGCCTGCTCGTGCGCCTCTTTTAACTTTCCTGTGCTACACTTTAGAGGATCAGTACAATGAGCCAAAGGTTCCAGGTGAAACTAGAATACCCCCGGGAAGGTATGAAATCAAGCTGCGTACCGAGGGAGGCATGTACGGGAGGTACATGGAAAGATTCCATCCGTGGCATGGGGGGATGCTCTGGTTACAAGACGTACCGGGTTTCACATTTATATACATTCACGTTGGCAACAAAGACGACGATTCAGAAGGTTGTATTCTCGTTGGCGACGGCCAGATATCCAATGTAGTTGAACGGGGGCAAGTCACAAGTAGTGTCATAGCTTACCGACGTTTATATGAATTAATCCATGCAGCAATAATGAAAGACACAGTGTGGATAACGATAGAGGACGTAGCATGAAACGAATACTGCAAGGCTTCATAGCATTCTTACTCCTTGGGTCTATCACATTGGCCCAGTCTCCCAGCTATCCTCGTGATGTAACCCTGTGCTGGACCCATCCGACTTTGTACGAAGATAGTACAACTATTCAAGATGGGGACATTGCCCATACCCGAATTACAGGTACTCGGCACAGTGGGGAAACTATAGTTGACACTACCTCTGCAATGACTGTCTTGCCGGGGGCGGTTCAATGCCAAACCCTCGTGGGGGCTATCCCACAGCCGGGGACATATACATTCCTCGCTTATACGGTGACTGTTGATGCTATCAGTTCCGATGCAAGCAACTCTGCGGATAAGAAATTCACGGGGAAGCCCCTCCCCCCAAACGCTCTGGGTGTTCAATAGGGTAGCTTATGAATTGGTTAGCGATAGCAATTGGAGTCCCCCTGTTCATCTTATTGGTCGGCGTACCGTGGCTCAATGGTGTGCTTGATCTTATCATGGCGTGGCGATTTGCCAAGAACCACCATACTGACAAGACTGCATTCTTCGTAAACTGGAATGCTTTCAAATGGTCGTGGCTCCATCAGCTTGAAGCAATGGTGAAAGCTATGCCATTTCTAGCAAAAGATCTAACTGAAAACTTCGGTATTCGACCGGATGATGGGAGGACTACATGAATAAGCCTTCAAGCACTATCACAGCGGCTGGCATTGCTGGATTTATCGCAGCAACTGTTCTTCTTATCGTCAAGATTGTTTGGCCTGAGATTCACTCGCAAATACCACCGGATTATCATGGCTACTTAGTCGTAGGAATCATGCTTATCTTTGGTTACTTCAAGAAGGAGAATGTCCTTGGGAATTCTAAGCAATCTACTTGGGGGTGACACCGCAGTCGCAGGGGTCACTGCTGTCGGCAATGTGCTGGACAATTTGTTCACTAGTAAAGACGAAAAGCTGACGCATGAAGAAGTGCGGATGCGTCTCGCTATGGCCCCAGACATGGCGCAAACAGAGATCAATAAGATAGAAGCGACGAGCCGCCACTGGTTCGCCGCCACATGGAGGCCATTCATCGGTTGGGTCTGTGGTTTAGGGGTTCTTAACATGGTACTCATAAACCCATGGATACAATGGATTTCGGGGCAAGTTGGGCCGGAGCTTCCTCACCAAACTATCATGCAATTAACTCTGGGCATGCTCGGACTTCTAGGTACGATGCGTACCGTTGAGAAGGTTAAGGGTAAAACGAAATAGTTGTGCGGTGGTGACTGCCTCCGTCCGCACCCAGAGCTAACTAGTACCCGTTGGTCACCTCGGGCGGACTACTTGTCCTGATTGACATAGTCCGGTGTTGCATCGCCCTCTTCTTCGCCATCTCCGTCTGCTTTAACGCATTCAATGTACTTTTCCAAGTGGTGCCTCGCCTTCTCCAAGTCGTCAAGGAGGGGCAAACCACGCGGACCCTTCTTCCTCCAAATGTACTTTGATATACAATACTGGAACTGATTAAAGCCAAAGGCCCAAGAAACATCCCAATGCTCAAGAAGATGACCACAGCTAGGGCAGGGAGCTGCCGTGTCTTTATAGTGCTGTCCTCCGACTTGCCTTTCATTTGCTGCCATTGCCTTCCCTCCAGGATGCATCCCCATTTGCTCACCACAATACGAACTTGGCTAACTCTAGTATTACAAGACACCAAATCCCCGCCCTTATATGACTTACACCACGGTAAACATCGCCCAGGAATTCGCCCATTTCCATTTCATCCGTGTACCCTTTCACTGCTGTTTCCTTATTTGACATATCCATATTCCTTTTAGCTAGGCTACTTTTATATAATAACCCATCCACCAGTCCGGACCTAATTATATTTTTTCCTTTCAATGCGCCTTGTCTCCCAGTCCCAACAAGCTCTATGCCAGTCAGAAGCTACAATCTCCTCAATATATTCGTACCTGTTTGGACGATCTATGTAGGCCATTTTGATAGGCCATGCGACATGCTGTATCCATGGGCAGCGGAAAACACTTTCCCCATCAAGGAAACGAACACAATCCTCCATAAATTCAACATGAGTACAGTCTGTCAGCAGGGCCATGTGGTCCCCCACCCTTTGTTCCCCCTTGTACATGTCTACGTCCAGGGTTGTTTTGATAATATCCTCATAACGGGGGACGTTAGTGTAGATGTGGCAGTTATTACTGAACACATGATACTGCCCTAGTTTCAAGACAGCAGCGGAAGCTATAAGCTCCTGTAGCATTGTCATGTGTACCACGTTCGCGCCCAGCATCCCCCAAATAAAATCATTGCTCCGGTTACACACTGTCATATTAAGGCAGTCAGTTTCGTCTACTCTGAAGTATATGTGAGTATTACATGGTCGGTCTGAGGTCTGGGCTCCTGGTCCGTCGTGTACGACGTCCCACATGGACAGTACAGCTTGACGTGTACCGGGGGACTGGCGGAGAAGATCAATGACTTGGGTAATTTGATAGATAGGGTTCGCCCATCGGTATCCATAAGCGCCTCGCAGTATTCCATTATCACTATACTCCATCATTCTACTATTAAATTGGCTTATCCACTCAGCGTCGTTAGACCCTGCCATCATCCAAACAAATTCCATACAGTGGAAAAACGGGTTAACTCTTCTGACAGGGCAGTTGAGCAGACGCTCCTCAGGAAATTGTATGGTTAGGAATATCGGAGCCGGCATTACCATCGCAGCTCCTACCCTAGTATGTTCCATTAGGGAGCATGTACGGAACATCTGTAGCCCTTCTACGTATGCTTGAGGCGCGTTTCGCCCTGTTATTTCTATAATCACGCGTGTAACCCCTTGTTTTATATAACATTTTAACCTAAGCCCGTCTACTGGCTGAATAATAAAGCCATGCCTAGCTATTGCCCGGTATGCGATCTACCGTCGACAGGCGTCTGACACGGCCATATTAGCTCAATAGGCCGCATATTTGCGCTTACTCCGGCCAGTGCCGGTTAGAACGCGACAATACTTGTCGAACTCGCACATACAGTTCTGTAGGTCCTGCATACACATTGTGAAGTATGGCTCCCCCAAGCGGTTTTCAATATCGCTCTTAACATCTTCTATAGCTTCCTGATACAGAGATTCTGTAATCTTCCTATGGTGATACCAGGATAACCCCCGGAGACTTCCTGGCCCCGGAGCACTGAAGTACATCCAATCAGGGGCTGCTTCTAAAGGGTGGCCTTTCGTATTTTTAAGGTCTGCTACAATCTGGGCGGAGAGGAAGCTGCCAAGGCCATCCACCCGTTTGAACCAATGCCAGTAATCTTCGCAGTTAGGCTGGCAGGATGCTGGTGTAATATCTATCACCTTTTGCAGTACCTCTACGCAATAGTCTACTTTAGACATCTTGCGCCCATGCGTAGTAATGAGGTATGCCCCTCCCCAGACTTTATCCCCACGCTCTTGGCGTTTAGTCAGTACGTCCCATAGCTTCGTATGGGGGGAAGGTACTAGACTAAATTTTATTTCCGCAAGGGTTTCGGGCCAATTAAAGAGACGCCCCGCGACAACAGCAACTTCATAGTAGTCTCCGAACGTATCCGGAGTATAGTTTTCCCGGAGCCATCGCGTAACACGATCGTCCTCCCTGTGAACGTTGCAGAAATACGT